CAGGTGATTTGATACCACGCTTACGCATTTCTTCTTTGCTTTCGAGTTTTATTTTTCCAGATGAGGTATATTTGTAAATAGGCGCAGCTAATTCAGAAACAAGCTCATCATCATTAGGAAGTCTGCAATCACGCTGCGCCAACCAATCTTTTATTGCAAACCACAACTCAGCTCGCAGATTCAAATAATTTTTTTTCGTAGCTGGCGCTTCGGCAACATTAATGCCACGCACAGGTAAGTTCTGTTCGGCTAGTCTATCGACTACGCCAGAACCTAAACCGATAACATCAATCAAGATTTCTTGTGGACGTTCTAAAGCGGTGCAATCATCGTATCTATTTTTAATTGCACCACAAAGTTGCATCAAATCCATAGATTGAAAAGATTTTAATTCTAAAACTGTATTACCTTGACGTACGCAGAGGGCAGAATTATCGCCACCATAACGGGCAACGTCTAATCCCCAGATAATCGGTGCGCTTGCGGATAAAGCTACGTCACGATCTACGGCTGCTTTGATTAACTCCATCGGAATTACTGTGTCATCGTCAGCACGTGGGAATTCGCCCAATACTTCCACACGTGCGACTGTTGAATCTTCGCCATATTGTTCGAGCATTTGTTGGAATAGCTCTTTATCTGTGCCTTCGACCGAGCGTGAGTCGATTTGTTCTTGATTCCAGTACGAGCGTTTGCTGTGAAAAGAGTCGTAAAACGGCCCAGTATTCCTTCTAGGGTTAGAAAACGTGAACCAATACCTATCGGCTGTCGGTTCTGAGAAAAACCCCTCAGAAACGCTGTAAATCGGTGCTGGAATACCTGATGCTTCATCCATAATTAGACAAACTCCGTAACTTGAGTGGATTCCAGCGAACGCATCTGGGTTTTCTTCGCTCCAAAGCTGTGCTTGTGCGTAGTAATAGCCAGTATCTATCTTTAAATCACGAATTAAGGCTTCTTCAAACCATTGTGCTGGTCTAATAGTCGTAGCAGTTTTGTTAAACCAATGTGAATTTATGGCTAAAGTTAGCCATTTTCCTAATTCCGCCCATGTTCTTGAGCGTAATTGCTGTTCGGTGTTTGCGGTAACGATTATAGTTGAGCCTAAACGTGTCGAAAGCATCCAAAGTATTAACCAAGACACCAAAGCGGATTTTCCAATACCACGACCACTAGCTACAGCTAGGCGGAACATTTCTGGTAAATCTACGCTTTGATTTCTTTGGATATGTATTCCAATATCTCGCAAAATTTTTTCTTGCCACTTACGAGGGCCAGTAAAGTTTTCGAGGGGGGTGCCTTCTTTTCCCCACTCAAAGACGAATTTCACAAAGTTTAGTGGATCATCTTTGATATTCATTGACCATAGTTCGGTCATTAGTTCTTTTTCTGCTTCTACACCATATTTCATAAAATTAAAAAAAAATTAGTTCATTAGTTACATGGACAGTGCCACGCCGTCTGGCTTTAAATGGGGGCTATAGCGATAGTAAGTACTTACTATTCTTTTGGTAAGTAAGTGCTTACTATTGTTTAAAGGTTTGTTTGGTCGAGCGATGAAGCGGAGAAAAGATAACTTCATCGCTCTATGATTCTGTCTTTGTTTTGGAAGGAGAGAGAGAGTCAGAACCATTGTTATCATCTGTGCCTTTGTTATCTAACCAAATGCTCCCCTCTTTATCTATTGGCTCGTCAAGGCGTTTTACTGTTTGAGTTGTATCTACGACTCGGTTACGTGCGGAAGTTATAACTTCTCCAAGTGAAAATGTATTTTCTATTTTTTGAACATCACTCCACTCAGCGACTTTGCCCCCTCGATTTTTCAAAAAGAAGATCTGCGCTGAGACGTTTGGCGGATTCCCATTTCTTCCAGTTGCCGAATCATACAAGGCGTTAGATACCTCAGCCACCGATTTAAGTTTTCCAGCTCTTATATATGTATCAAATTTATCAGAATCACGTTTGCGTCTAGCAATCGTACTCAATGAAACGCCCATCTTATCGGCTATTGCGGATTCTGACACACCAAGACCGGCTAAGTGTTTAATTTCTTCTAATTGTTCTTCTGTGAAAGTAATACGCTTTCTTCCTGGTTTTTTCTTTGCTTCCATAAGGTATTTTAATCTTTTTATGTCATTTATTCACTAAATAGCTTATT